AGTGTTACGCTGACCATTCAGAATCATGTTAATGTTTCCGGTGTCCACTATGCATACTCACAGAACGCTATCAGCGGCACAATTAGTGACTCGGATGTAAAGTCAACATCAATGGTTTTGGTGTCAGGGGCCACTTTTCCGGTAAGTGTTGCGGGCATTGGCAACGGGTCGTTTAGGATTGCGGGCACGTTTCCGTGCAAAACGACTGGCACGAACACCCTTACCGAGACGTTTACTGCCATCATCGCGGTGATCAATTAAGGGGGCGAGAAAATGGATGTAAGGGAACGCATTGCACAGGAAGCGGCGAAATATGGTTTCGGGGTTACCGTCCAGCAATTGGTGAATCTGATCTACACAAAACTATGCGATGAGGGTTATCAGGTTGATCTGTTGAATGGCCATTACCTCATCACCCCGGATGGCCGCAAGTTCAAGTTCGCGAAATCAAAGGACCATTGGACTGTAAAAGAGTATTGAAGTAATTCCCACATAACAATTCTCAGATACGTATTGACTAAGTACAGTTATTAGTTAATATGTACTTAGAAAGCGAAGGGAGGAAACCACTATGAAGCACATCGATCGCTATGAAAACGAGACAATCATCCAGGCCAATCGTGGAAATGAAGCATACAGCAACGCACTCTCAGCCTACGAGATGGCAGTGAAGTGGAACGCAGATCGCCCGATCATGAACTACACTGTGAGGCCACAAGATGCCCGAGCAACCGCAATCGAACTGAAAGAACAGGGCTTCACGGAATTCGTTTTCACGTGCCCGGCCTCGAACATGTTTGACACACTCGCGGGGTTTGAAGAAGAAGGGTACAAGATCAACGGCATCGTCGAGGTGGCTACGGATCAGATGGATTATGGTTCCCACAGGGCTGAGCGAGATCGCATCGAGGAAGAAACAGGGGTACGGCCAGCATACGAAACCGTCGAGCTACACCCGATCCGGAAACGTGGATTTTTGATGAAAATAGGATGACCCCGGACTGATACCACCAGCCCTTCGGCAGCAATGCCGGGGGGCTAATCTTATGGGGGGACATATGACATCCGAACAAAGGACACGAGCGCTTGAACTACGCCACACGGGCCGATCACCGAGGGAAATAGGTCTTCAGCTTGATTTGTCGCCCAATACGGTGAAAAGTTATTTGCAACGGAACGGGCCAGCCCACTGCCACCACTGCGGCATGTCACTCGCGGATAGGCCGAGGCAGAAGCTGCGCCGGTTCTGTAGCGCGAAGTGCAGGAACGCATTCTGGGGCGCACATCGCGAGCAACACAATACAGGGCGCCATGTAACCTGCGCGAGCTGCGGGAAGCCGTTTCCCTGTTACGGCGTCAGAAAATTCTGTTCTCATCCTTGTTATGTTACACATCGATTCCACAGAAAGGCATACACATGACACAGGAACGCTTCGAGCGGGAAATCAACTACGCACTGGCGATGGCGGTGGCAAGAGGAATGCTCAAGAACGGGATCATCACTCAGTCAGACTATCGTAAGATAGAGACAATTTTCCGGCGCAAATATCGTCCGATTATCAACGGGCATAAGGCCAAATAACGCTTGACTGTCGGGTGGGATCGAGCAATATATAGCCTACTATAAGTAGAAGAGGAAGCCATGCGAGAAATCACAAGGGTGGAGCCCGCCTGCCCGCCATTACCACGCAGGAAACGAGTGGCTGCGTACGCTCGGGTGTCCAGTGGTAAGGACGCGATGCTGCACTCATTATCCGCCCAGGTCAGCTATTTCAGCAACTACATTCAAAACCATCCAGGGTGGGAGTATGCGGGCGTCTTTGTGGATGAAGCGATCACTGGCACCAAGGAAGCCAGACCGCAGTTCCAGCGGATGCTGGCGGAGTGCCGGGCTGGAAAGATCGATATGATCCTCACGAAGGCCATCTCTCGATTCGCCCGGAACACGATCACACTGCTGGAATCGGTGCGCGAGCTGAAATCGATCGGTGTCGATGTATATTTTGAGGAACAGAACATCCACACCCTCAGCGGCGCAGGCGAGCTCATGCTGACCGTCTTCGCCGCTTTCGCGCAGGAGGAATCGCGGTCCGTGTCCGAGAACTGTAAGTGGCGCATCCGGCATGACTTCGAGAAAGGGCGGCCAACGTCGCGAAAGGTGCTTGGGTTCAGCTTTAAGGACGGCAAGTATACGCCCCAGCCTGAAGAGATGGACATCGTCAAAAGAGTTTTTGACGATTATTTATCAGGCATGGGAACTGTCGCAATCTCGAAGAAGCTACAGCTTTCCCGGAACCGCATCTCATACCTTCTGAGAAACGAGAAGTATGCCGGAGATTTGCTTCTGCAGAAAACCTATACAGCGGATCATATCAGTAAAAAGACGCGTGTCAATGATGATGTGCTGCCTATGTACTATGTCAGGAACAGCCACATACCGATCATCGATAGAGCTAGATATGACCATGTACAGGCAGAAATACAACGCAGAGCAAGATTACCACGCCCGGAGTATCGGACTTATGCTTTTACTTCGATGATCCGATGTGGCATATGCGGGGCGTCGTACCATCGAAAAATGGTTGGTTCATCGCCAAAGTATAGGAAGCCAGCCTGGATCTGTACTACATTCGACATGGAGGGTAAGGCGGCATGCGCATCCCAGCAGATACCCGAAGTCATACTGGAAGCCAAAGCGGCGGAGGCATTGGGCATTGTTTTCGATGAGAAGATTTTCCGGCAAAAGATCAAGGAAATCCAAGTACCAGCCCATAACCGGCTGGTATTTCTGTTTCATGATGGGACCACGGAAACCTGTGAGTGGCAGAACCCATCCCGGCGTGATAGTTGGACACCAGAGATGAGGGAACAGGCTCGCCAGAGGTTAAAAGAAAGGAAAGGACGCTTATGATGCCCGAAATCACGATGATCCCGCCGCGCAAGATGCGGTCCAGCCAGGCAGCGGTTCCCAAGAAACGCGTATCCGCCTACGCCCGTGTCAGCACGAACAAAGAGGAACAGGCCACGAGCTATGAGGCGCAGCTGAGCTATTACACGGACTACATCAAGAAGAACCCGGAATGGGATTTCGTGGAAGTCTACGCAGACGAGGCCGTGACCGGGACGAATACCAGGAAGCGGGACGGCTTCAACCGCATGATCGCGGACGCTCTGGATGGAAGGTTCGACCTGATCATCACCAAGAGCGTCAGCCGGTTCGCAAGGAATACCGTAGACAGCCTGACCGCGATCCGGCAACTGCGCGAGAAGAACGTGCATGTGTTGTTCGAGGAACAGGGGATCAGCACGGCGGATGGTCAGGGCGAGCTGCTGATCACGCTGATGAGCTGCATCGCGCAGGAGGAAAGCCGGTCCCTTTCGGAGAATATCACCTGGGGCCACAGGAAGCGGATGCAAGACGGCAAGGTCTCTTTGCCATATGGCCGGTTCCTGGGGTACGAGAAAGGCGAGGATGGGCTGCCCAAGATCGTAGAATCAGAGGCAAAGATCGTGCGGCTGATCTACAGCCTGTTCCTGCAAGGCAAGACCTGTGGCGGGATCGCCCGTCATCTGACGAAGCAGGGCATCCCTACACCCGCTGGGAAACGTCAGCCATGGGTAGCCAGTACCGTGCAGAGCATTCTGCGGAACGAGAAATACAAGGGGGATGCGCTTCTGCAGAAGGCTTTTACGACAGACTTCCTGACGAAACGCAGGAAAGTCAACGAAGGCGAAGTACCGCAGTACTACGTCAAGAACAGCCATCCAGGGGTCGTGGAAGCGGATGTCTACGATATGGTTCAGGCAGAGTTTGCGAAGCGCAAGGGAGTAGCCAGTAGCGGGGTGCATATGTTTTCCTCGAAGATCGTGTGCGGCTCGTGCGGCGGATTCTATAGCCAAAAGATATGGCATTCGACGGACAAGTACCGGCGGGTCATCTGGCGGTGTGGGAACAAGTATGAGCGTGGGACGTTCTGCAAGACGCCGCATTTGACTGAGGACCAGATCAAGGACGCTTTCGTTTTGGCGTTCAACCAAGTAAATACAGACCGTCCGGATTACGATGCGGCGCTTACGGCTTTGGCTGACACGACCGACATTGATCGCAAGCTGGTAGGACTGAGGTCCGAACAGGGGCAGGTGGCGCAGGAAAACACCCGGTACGTCGAGGAAAACAGCCAGGTTGCATTGGACCAGGCTGAGTACCAGCAGCGGTACGCCGGGCTTGTAGAACG